TTAGTATTTGTGCAGCAATAGCACGAGTAGTCTCTATCTCAAGAGTCATTGTAGACTGCTCAAAGACACTCCAATGATTATGCTTGATACAGTACTTTAATAGTCCTGAATACTTTTCATTATCCTGATTAGATGGATTAGATACTCTGGCAATGTATGCCATAAGTTGCTCCGCATCAGGAGTAACACTAACAAGTTTTACAGTCATTATAGAATAAGTTTTTTCTTAGATGGAGTTACAACAGACGAATACATTTCATTATACTGTTCAATAATTTCATCTTTAGTGTCAGTAATGTATACGACATACTTTTTAGTGACTTCAATCTCTGTACCCTCTGCCTTATGAATAGGAGACCAAGGAGCAAATCCTATATTTCCTTGTCCTGAAGGAATAGCGACGATAGGATTTGTAATTACAACAGAATCCTCATTTTCACTAATGAGATCTGTTACTACATCTTCGCCAGACCACATACGAATCAATTTTACGTTCATTTACCAAATCCTTTTGAATTTTGTGCTTCTTTGTGAGAAATTTCTTCTCTTAATACTCTTATCTGTGATTTTAGTTCCTTTAACTTTTCATCACTAAAATGCTCTTCTTGTTTTAGTAATTTTTCAAGAAGATTTAACATTCTTTTTGCTCTGCTAGTCTGGATACCCATCGTCATCATCGTAGAGTTCGTCATAATCAGTTGGAGGTTCAAATGCTTTTGAGTTCTTGTATGCATCAACATCAGAATAAACTTCTGCTTTGAGTGCGTCAAGTAATAGTTCTATATTGCGAACTATCAATTTTAATTTGTCCCGTTCCATAACAATTAGACTTTTAACTATTTTACACAAAAAAAGAGCATCTGTCAATAGATGCTCCTTATTCAGTTTGTTCGGTGGAACTAAACAGAAGTAAGTTTCTTAGAAACCTTAATACCACGATACATTAGATCGAAGTTTCTGTTCTTGTTATGCTCTTCGATAAGAGCCTTACGATACTCCTCAGTATCGTACTCGTTTCCACGGTAAGTGACTTTTGCCATTGGCTTTACTCCAAAGTAGTAGGGTTTTTAATCCGTTCCTTTAGTCGGCTTTTGCGTCCCATTCGCATCCTTTCTCAGTACTCTTTTTAAGAACCTCAATTAATTCAGTTCGCACAGGATTAGAAGATTCTATCTTAGAGATAATATCTTCTGCCTCGTTACAAGATAAAAGAGTGGCGATTAGTATGTCCATGAGATGAACGATCCGTTCCGAGTCGGCTTACTTGCGTCCCCAGTCGAAGGGGGGATGAACGTTGTGTTAATACTAACACGTGTACTCTATATAGTCAAGTATGTTTGTAATTTGTGATACAAAACCCTACAGGGCAAAAAATACCTGGAGATTTTTTCCCCGATATTTTGGAATTAAAAGTCGATTTTGGTTTACGCTTTCCTTTTTTTCTTCGCTGCTTTAGGTGTCTGGTATCGCCAAAGGTTTGGTTTGATAGTACCACTACCATAATCAATAGACTGTATCCCAGATTTAAACTTGTCCCAGTACATATCAAATAGTTTTATTTTAGTTCCTCTTGTTAAATCAAAATGAATTTTATCTTCGTGCATATACTTTATAATATATGCATCACTAGGTGCTTGTGTAGTGTTCACATCTTCATATGAACCATTCTCTACAATGATTTCAGAACCATACTTTGATTTTAAATTATCTTTCTCTTCCTTTGTCCAAACCATCTCCCTTTTCTCTGGTTTTTTTAACTCAGCAGTTGCCGTCATGATCTACCACCCCATTTAATATCAGGATATGCTTCTGCAACAACCTCTTTAGTTATTTTATAAACTTCACCAAGTCTTTTATCTTTACAGAGACATACAATCTCTGCTTCTAGCGGATGAAGTCCTTCAAGAATATTAATAAACATAGTTTCACGACGAATACTTTTCAAAGCATCATTGCCACCTTTACAAAAACGATAAAAATGTTTTGCTTCCCTACGAATAGTAGTATGTCCTTGCTGATCACTAACTCCTAATGAAAAATCTCCTCTCTCATGCATGGTACGAACTTCATGGTTTAATTTTGTAGAAAGCGTACCACTATAAGTATTCTGAGCATCATATCCCACATAAGGAACTTGTCCTGGTGGAAGAACAGAAATTATAGATTCATCAAAATTCCATACAAACAGAATCTTTAAAGATGCATCTGCATATTTTCTCAATGCCTCTATCTTCTTAGCTTTGGTTCTTTGCCTAGAAACTAAATCTAAAACTTCAAAAGCAAATGGTTTATCAGGTAACTGCTCTAAAGGTTTAGCCTTCACCTTAATAGTTTTACTCTTCCTCGTCGGTGTAGTTTTCGTCATAATTTTCAAATCTAAATGCAACAATTTCGTCGGGAACTAAGTTC